GTACGTGAGGCTCACGCATGACAACGTATTCTTTGCCGCCATGCTTGAATTCCTGCCCTACGCCAAAGTACAGATGGTCGCCCACCTTTAGCTCTTTGCAGTCAGGGCCAGCAGACACAACTATACCCGTTTCTTGTTTTTCTGTCGAAAGTAGCTCAAACATCGGGTGTTTTTCGACGTCTACCTCAATAATCAGGCAGTTCTGCATGGCCTTTAGGGTCATTTTTTGTCTTTCTTAGCCGTTTTGGCCGACTCTTTGAAGTCTTTGGCCGAGGGGGCACCAGCAGCGCCGGGTTTGCGCATCTTCTCGCCGCTACCTGCGGCAATACGCTCGCGCTTGGCGTTGATGTTTGCATAGAGTCCGGGTTTTGTAGCCATGATCAGCACTTCCATCGTTTGAGCGCCGCCTTGGCGCGTTCACCGTCTTTGGCGTTAGCCGCAACGGCACCCATTCTCGCGCAAAACGAGTCTTTGCGCCCTTGATCTGCTTTGGTTTTCGGGTTTGGCGCTGGCGCTTTGAGATTGGAGCCAGTAGCTGCGTTGTACTTCTGGCGGCCTTTCTCAGTCAGGCCCGCGCCCTTGGACACCGGCAGCTTTTCGCCTTTTTTGACGCTTAGAGAGACAGTTTTCTTCGTTGCCATCACGCCCCCATCCATCCGGTTGAGACCGCGCCGCGCTCTGACACGACGCGGCGCTCGGGTTTATTGTACTCACCCCGGCTTGCGACTGGGTATGAGAAGGTCAGCGCGATGGCGTCAGCAGCGTCGGGCGACGCCAAGCCACGGGCTTTCATGTCTTTTTTCGACTCCAGAAAGATTGACCCTTTGGAGTCTGGCTTCATCATAGGTGAGATCAGGTCAGTTTTCAAGAACCTGTCGTTTGGGATGCTGGCCGACTTCAGCCAGTCGCGCATGTCGCCCCAGATCTGCGCCCTCATGTTGCCGTACATGGCCGGGTTGCGTGACTTCCAGCCGAAGTTGACGCCTTTGATCTTGTAGCGCTGCTCTTTCAACCGGTCCACGATGCCCGCCCCCAGACCGCCCTCGTCGATGAACACCATCGCCGGCTTGAACTCTTCGATCGCCTCGATGACGTACCCAACCACCGTCATGGTGTCGTCGCCCCGGTGCCTGATGATGCGCACGATGTCCCGCCCTTGCCTGACGGCCAGCACGGTGGCGTCTGCCCCAAACCGCGCCGGGTCCACCCCGATCACGATTGGCGCGCTTGGGTCTTTGTACTGGGGCCGCTTCATGGCGTCGTCCACCACCAAGCTGGAGATGAACTGGTCGTCGCCAGCGTTCGGGAACTCGCCGTACACCTCGACGTGCGCCTGTGACGAGTCCGGCCCGTATTCATCGATGATCTGTTGGTAGACCTGCTTGTCCGTCCCCTCAACCGTGCGTGCGTCCACCACCTTGGTGTTCCAGAACTCGCGCTTGCTGTGGAACGTCTCGTAGAAGTACCCCGTGTTGCGCCGTGGGTTGGAGAACGCCAGCCAGAACCGGTTCGGGGTGTTTTCTGTAAAGAAACCAGCGGTCACCGCCCAAATGGCGTCCGCGATACCGCTGGCCTCGTCGAAGATCACCATCACACCGTCGAAGTTGTGCACACCCGCGTAGGCGTCTGGGTTCTCTTCTGACCACAGCCGGCCCTCGACGCCCCAGTAACGCGTGCCCTTCTTCAAGTCACGCTCGACCAACTCGGTCAACCACTTGGCCGGCATGAGCCTGGTGGCGCTTACCTCAAACCAGTGGCTGTTGAGTGACATGGCCAGCCACTTGGTGATCTCGGCCCATGTGATGCTTCTGAGCTGTGACTCACTGTTGGCCGACACGATGGTGGTCGAGCCGATGCGTGTAGACAGCATCCAGATCACGATCCATGACACTAAGGCCGACTTGCCGATACCGCGACCTGAGGAGACTGCGTGGCGTAGGGTGTTGAAGTCCAGCTTACCCTTGTTCTGCTTGATGTGATCGCCGATCTGCTGGAGCACCTCGCGCTGCCATTTGCGCGGCCCCGAGAAGTGTTCCAGCGGCGTGCCCTTGACGCCCCACGGGAACGTGTACAGCACAAACGCCAGTGGGTTGTCCTTGTACTGCGGCGACCAGAGCCTGGCCATCAACTCTTGTTCGTCTTCGGCCGAATAGATGGTGGTTTGCATCAGGCGCTTTGTTTATGTGGGGCCAGTCGCGCTTGCAGCACTGGCATGGTCGTAGACGATGGCTCGTGTGCGATGACGTCGATCACGTCGGCTGCTCGGCGCTCGGCTTCGGCCAGTGCACCAAGAATACTGATCTGTTGGTTGACGTCGACTGTGATGGCCTGCTTGGCCACCCAGCCGTGGACGTTTTGCAGAATGGCCAGACTGGCCTTGGCGTCGCCCTCTTCAGCTGCTTTGTGCAGCTGTTGGGACGCAAGCAGCTCCCCATCGGCGCGGCCTTTTTGTTCGGCCAGCTGCGCCACTCTATCCAACTCGCACAACTGCCGGTAGGCGGTGGGCACCATGCCTGCTGCGAGCGCCAGGTTGTCGCCCTTTAACCCGAGCTTGGCTGCGTCGTAGATGCGGTTGAGCACCGCCTCGGTGGCGCGCACTTCATTAATGACAAGTGGCAGTGAATGAAAACTCATAGATGTATGGCCGCGTGGATGCGTGCGTGCATCTTATATCAAAAAATAAAAATTGTTTTGCAGTGTGCTGGTAAAAATAAAAATTGTTGCTGAGCGCTACGCTACCGTTGACCGGTCCGCTCGGCCCTACCCCCTCCCCCTCCAGCTCAAACCACCATGCAGTTAGTGTGTGCTTACTAACATTTTGTGGACAATGTGGACAGTCCACAATCAGTCGTCAACCCAAAATGTATGCATGTACGTTTGTACAGTACTGTATGCGTGTACACCACTGTATGAACTGTGGTTTGTGGACAATGTGGACAGTCCACATTTAGGTTAGTGCCTACTAACTTATTTTATGCGTCGGATCACGCGGCCAAAATGCGCGCCGCTAAGTTGTGGACCATGCGGACTGTCCACGAAAGTCGCTAGACCCTAATTGGAAATGTTAGCCCCTACTAACTTATAAACAAAAAACTTTACCTTTCAACTCTATGGTCCACAATGTCCGCAATTCGCTATAAGCCGCGCCGTTACTAGCTTTGCGCGTGGACCATGCGCGCGCTTTTCCCCGGTCCACAATCAATCCACGCTAACCCACAAAATAGACATTGTTCATCATGTAGACAGTGTGTATAATTCATCTTGGCAACTTCGCCACGCTAACCAATGGTCCACAAAATGAACTTCAAACTTGAGCAAAACATCCCCGTACCAAGCGCGCCAGGCGCGCCGCGTTACCCGTTTCGACACTTAAAACCCGGTGATTCAGTACTGTATGAATGCACCGACGCGGCCGCAAAACATCGCGCATGCAAAGCCGCCTACCGTTTAGCTGACCATCACAATTGGGAAATCATTGCGCGCAAATTGTCCGACGGCGTGCGCGTCTGGCGCGTTTCCTGACTGTTACAAACTGTTACAAATTTCCTTGCATTGTGCGTTGCATTGTGCAAGGAAATCCCTTACAATAGATACATCACCAACCAACTAAAGGCAAACCATGAAAGACAAAATTTTAGACATTCTGACGGCCGTCGCTATCGGCCTGGCGCTTTGCGTCGGCGCGTTGGCCTACTTTGACGTGCTTACAAAATAAGGGGCAAACCATGTTGATTCTTTCCACCAAACTTAAAAACCAATTCCCTTCAACGCATACCGTCGCATTGAAGAACATTAGCGTTAACGGCGACAAACGCGGCTGTTCCGGTTTTATTCAACGCGGCGACGCCATTGTGTACGTCAATACAGAACCATGCGGTTCGTTGGGCTACATGTACCGCACGGCCGCACATATGAAGGATTACACCGGCGGAGTTAACCGTTGGGCGCGTGACTTGGATTCGCTTGTCGCCGGTATCAATTCACTTTTGAGGGCTTGAACATGAAAACTCTTGGATATATCGCATACGAAGGCCCTTCGGAAATCGACGGCCGCCCGATTGTGGTTATCGTAAACAAACTGTACGGATCCGCCAACGCCAAAACCGGCGCGGACTTGGTACAAACTTTCATTCTCCGCGCCGACGTCGCACCGACTGACGCGCTCAAAACGGGCGACGACGTGAGCATATGTGGCCAATGCGTGCATCGGCCGTTATTGGCGAAGGATAACGGCGAAGCCCCATGCTATGTCAACGTCGGCCGGTCCGTGCGGTCCGTATTTGAAGCATACAAGCGCGGCCGCTATACAAAAGCCACGCCGGACCAATTGCGCGCTATTCTGAGTGGCCGCAAAGTCCGCCTAGGCACCTATGGGGACCCTGCCGCCGCGCCGGTCGCCATGTGGCAGGAAATCACGGCCGACGCGGCCGGGGTTGTCGGTTATTCGCACCAATGGCAAAGCATCGGTTTTGACCACGCCGCGTGGGCGCCATTGGTTATGGCGTCGACCGACAACATCGACGAAGCCGCGCAAGCTAATTTGTACGGTATGCGGGTTTTCCGCGTGTCCGTAGGCGTCGACAAGCAATTAGGTGAAACAACGTGCCCGGCGTCGGCCGAAGGCGGCCGCCGTGCGACGTGCGACACGTGCATGCTTTGCGGCGGCACCACGAAGGCCGCCCGCGATGTGGTGATAGCGGACCACGCTACCGGCCACCAAAAGCGCGTGATTAAGCTAATGGCCGCGTGATTTTCAGTGTATGCGGCCATGTGGCCGCATATGCGGACAATCGGTCCGGTAACAGTAGAGTAAACACCATGACCAAAAAGCAAATCAAGATCATCCGCCTGCAGGCGTGGAATGCGTGGGCCGCCGCGTTTAACGCTGCTATCCCCTATAGCCGTTTGTGGGGTACAGCATGAAAACATTTTCTATCGGCGACAACGTCGCATTTTCTCGCGCCGTGGTGGCGCGCACTGGCCACAATAAATTCGATGCCGACGCGCGCGGCCGCGTGATAGACGTCAACGGGCCGGTGGTGACCGTGGACTTTTCGGGATCCTGGCAGCGCCACGAAAACGGCAGCACGGTCCGGTTTGTACCGGCCGCAAATTTAACCAAAATTTTAGCCAATGGGGCGGTTTATGATTGATTTTGGCGTTATGCAACAAAAAGCTTTTCCCAAATTTGACACCCACACACACACGCGCTGTTTCCACTGCGACGCGGCCATTGGGCAAACCGGCAAACCCTTGTTTTATGGTTTCCCGCGTGGTGCCTATGGCATGTGGTGCGACGCGTGCCACTGGCGCACCTACTATGACACCGACGACGCTTCGGTTAATTTTGACGCCAAAGGCGACCCTTGTGAGGTGGCCATATGATCGAATCACCAATTCCCGGCTATAAACACGACCCGCGACCGGACCGATACCCTACGCGGGAGGACTGGCCAAAGCCTGGCGCCAAAGGCACTTATAAGGGCCGGCCGGTAGTGCTAATGGACATTTGGCACGCATACCGGGCCGTATTCAAAACCGGGCCGTATTCCACAATGGCCGCAAACCTGCAGGATTTCATATGCGAGTGAAAGAGTTTTACCAGTGGCTAATCGACTTAGCCGACGCCTTGGACGGCGCGCCGATAGATCTACCAAGCGCTGAGCACGCTTTTTTAATGGGCCGAACAGTGGCCGAATACTTGGAGACCCAAAATGAACTTTGACTATATGCGACTGCCCGCGGCCGAAGCCGAACGACTCTGCTATGCGGAGGGCTTCGAAAACGCGGCTAAACTGTTTGCCCGCATCGAAGCGCTACAGTTTGCCCTTGGACAGGCGACGGCCGCGCTGGTGGCCATTGAAGAGGGCCCAATGAATGCCCGCCAGGCGTCAGGCGCGGCCAAGGAGGCGCTGCACATTGTCAGGCGGTCCACATGACGGCCGCGCTGGTGGCCCTCGCGGTGGCCATCCTGGCCACACTCTTAAAACTGTAAAAAAGGGGCCTCACGGCCCCTTAATTCATTTCACCAGGCGCACGCTAGACGGCGGGGACGCCTCGACCATGTCGCGCAGCTCGGACCGGCTGACCTCGGCCATGTCAGGCGCGCAGAATATGTGCTTTTTGTTGTCGAACCGACGGGACTTTAAGCGGCCCATGTCCACCCATCCGGCCTCTTTGAGGGCATGCAGCAAAGCGGGCTGAACAATTTTGACGCTACCCTGCACTGACCCTTGCAGGCGATCGCAGAGGGCGTGCCAGGGGGCGCCGACGACGCCTTTGGAGAATTCACCGATGCGGGCGCGCATCATCTCAACAAGGAACGCCTCTGCGCCGCTCATGCCCGCCTCGACCATGATGGCCTTCGCTTCGGTCATCATAGGGGTGGCACCAGGCGCAAACGCGGAGACGTCACGCAGGTGCAGCCAGGCGGCCACGGCCGACTTGCCGCCAGACTCAAGCCACGACCAGATGGCCGCGCCTTCGGCATCGGTCATGCGGGGGGCGTCGGACCAGACGACGAACCAACGGCGATCGTCAGAGGGCAGGTTGATGGCCACCCGCTCGTTGGAGAACGCGATCACTTGCAGGCGGTTGACCAGATCATAGGGGGCGAGGCCCTTGCGGTTAACCGACAGGAACTCAGGGGGCGCAGCGATCAGGGGCTTAAGGGTGTTCTCAAGGGAGCGGCGGTCTTTGGCCTCGGACTGGCGCAGCTCGTTGACGACCATCACCTCGGCCTCGAGGGCGTAGCCCCATTGGCTGGCGATCTCTTCGTTGCGGACCAGGGAGACGTTGCGCAGGGACGGGCCACCGACGGCGTAAAAGAACGGCGCCCACATAGTGTCTTTGCCGCTGCCAGGGTTGCCGCCATGCAGGACGGCGTGGTTAATCTTGCGGTTGGGGTTTTGGACCTTGAAGGCCATCACGTCAAAGATGTGCTCACGCTCGCGCTGATCGGGGACCATGCGCTCGACGTGCCGCAGCCATGGCTGGATGTTACCGGCCACAGGCACGGGGCGGGCGTCGCGCCAGCGGTTGCCGTACACAATGCCATCACGGGCGCAGAGGATCGACTCGCCCGCAGCGTAGGTGACACCCTTCAGGATGCGCGCGCCCTTGGCTTGGCGGTTCTCGTCGTAGCAGGTCGCGGCCTCAATCTTGGGTTTCTTGGCGCCGTGGATGCTACGGCACTCGACATGGCGAAAAATCGCGTTGAACGACTGGCGGGACACCTCGTGACGCTCGGCCAGATCAAAAAACGCGTCATCGTCTTGCAGATAGGCGAAGCGCTCAAACCAGCCCTCTTTCTCGACGCGGCCCAGCTCCTTGCGCTCCACCTCGGCCACGATAGCGGCGGCGGCGTCGGGGTACTCAGGCGTCGGGGCCAGCTTACTGAGCGCTGACTCCATCGCCGCGGCCAGCAGCTCTTCACGCAGGCCGGGGGTGTGCTTGGGTCCACCATTGTCGGCCACCCATTGCAGGAACACGGACGAGTCCAGCTCGGTGCAGTGCGAGTGCAGGCAGCAGTAGGCGCGGCTGGCCGGCAGGTAGCGGCCCTCGGGGTTGCCGTCGGTGTGCTGGGCGCTGTTGGGGCAAGTGATACCGGCCCAGCCTTCTTGGTTGGGCTTGGATAGCAGCATGCCGTTATCGGACAGCCACACCATCACGTCGTCAGTGCCGTCGTCGGAGATGCGAATCGGGCGGTAGGCGTCCTCGGCTTCACCAGGCGTTACGTTCAGGGCGGCGCAAATCTGCTCAAGGGTGAAGTCACGCTCGGGCTTGAACTCGCGCAGCTGGGCGGCGAAGTTGTTGCGGCCGGGCTTCAGGTTGATCGAGCCAGGAATGCGGAAATTGCGCACGGCGTTGATCGCGCCTTTGTCGGTGTACCCCGCCTCAGCGATCGCTCGGATGGCGGCGCTGAACTCGGCCTTGGTGGGCTGCTCGCTGAACACGTAACCCCACTGGAACGAGCCGGGGCTGGTCTCGATCTTCCATGTCGGCTCAAGCGGCGGGATGTTGGGGGCTTTGTCAGGGTCGCCCACGTCGTCCAGCACCATCACCAGCACATACTCGCACGCGGCAGCGCTGGCGCCGGGGTGGCCATCCTTGAAGCGGTCGATGATGAACGACGCAGTGTTGCCGTAGATGGCCCACTCGGGCTTGACCTTGGCCGTGGGCAGCATGGCTGGCCAAGTGGCCTTGATGGCACCGTTGGCGTGGAACTGCATCTCGCCTTCCCTCAGTTGGGGCTTTTGACGTACCAGCAAAAAAGTTTCGCCCTCTGGGGCAAGTCTGGTAAGATGATCAACGAAATCTTTCACGGGTTTCTCCTTTAGTTGGAACTTTAGCCCCGGCCTAACCCGCCGGGGTTTTCTTTTTTACGAGTATCGGGTGGTGGTCACGCCTTCAGCGGCCAAGGGCAGGCCAGCCGCCCATGCAGGCGGGGTGCACATGATCTGGTGCATGTGGGCGGCGACTGCCTCGGCCTCGTGAGCCGGGCACTCGACAACGATCTCATCATGGACGTGTAGGACCACGCCATCGAGCTGGCGCAGTGAATGGCGCAGGATGTCGTGCGCTGCTGCTTGCGTGACGTTCTCGCAAGCCAGACCACGCCACAGACGGGCGCGGGGCCACTCCTTGGCGTCGGCGGCGGGCTTCCAGGCTGCTTTGGTGTACGTCACGTTGCCTTCATCATCAAATTTGGCGTTGGGGTAGCACAGCACCCGACCGGAGGGCAAAGCATACCAGAGGGTCTGGCCGTCAAACAAGTACACAACGCGACCGGCTCTAAATTCATGCCCTTTGTTTCTCATGGCACGCAGGTAGGCGCTCTCGAGCTGCTGGCCGTGGGCCTGCGCCCATGGGTTGGCCCTGCGCCAGCCGTCCACAGCGCGCTGCACTTCACCTGGCGACAGTCGGATGCCGTAGGCGCGGCCGAACACCTCAAACGCGCCAGCACCACCCAGAAAGCCAAGGGCCAGCTCTTGCACCTTGCCCACCTGACGCTGGTCACCAGCGACGTCCTCATAAGGCACACGAAAGGTGGCGGCTGCGTTGACTTTGTACGGGTCAAGGCCAGAGCGGAACACGTCCAGCTTGGCCTCGCCTGCCGGGCAGTTGGACAGCCACGGGTGGACGCGGCCCTCGATGGCCGACCAGTCGTAGGCGATCAGGACATGGCCAGGCTTAGCAATCAGCGCCGGGCGGAGCATCCCTTTGAGCACATCTGTAATGCGCTTACCAAATCTTGGCGTGATTGTGTGGCCACGCACCATAGCGTGGCGTACTTCATCAGGCTCTTTGGCGCACTTGCGGGTAAA